CACGGGCCGCAAGTACCGCTACACGATCTACGATACCTACAAGATCCTCGGTACGCACTTCAAAGTCATTGAGAGGCTTTGAGCATGGACACTAAGGATCCATACGTAACCGAGCTCCTCAATCGCATGGCCAAGTTGTATGCGGAACGCAATGCGGTCTACAAAGACAACTACCTCAAGGTTGGCGGAGTCATGGAAGCTCTATTCCCTGAGGGGATGGTATTGAAGACTGCAGAGGATTACAACCGCTGGCACCTTCTTGAGCTAGCCATCGTCAAGCTGACGCGGTACGCCAACCAGTATGAGAAGGGTGGCCATGCAGACAGCATAGAGGATATGATCGTGTACCTAGCCATGGTGGCTGGGCTTGACAATGAGGCGGACACTTTGAAGGCTTTCATGACTAGCCCAAGCGTGGAGGATTAATCATGAGAGAGGAAGACGACCTCAGCGATCAGGACCCTTGGTATCAATGCCGCAGGTCTTCAATCATCGCCAGGATATACAAGCGCACAGAGACGGTCTGCGGACCACTGCCAAGCCCTTGCATATTGTGGACCGGGCCAACATCTGGAAAAGGCAGAGGCGGGGGGTATCCGCGAATGTCTCTTGATGGTGGAACCGTTGCGGTCCATAGGGTCGTCTTCGTAAACTTCCACGGATACATACCTCCAAAGAAGCAGATAGACCATAGGTGCAAGAACCGCCTATGCCTCAATCATCTTCATCTTGAGATGGTGTCCGCCAAACTCAATTGCGCCAGAAGGAGCACCCCCCTCGACCAACTGTACTCAGACTTTGAATAGGCACAACCATGATCATCTTTGATACCGAGACCACAGGCCTAGTGATGCCATCGGACGTTCCGCTCAATTCACAACCCAAGATAATCGAACTCTACGCTTTGAAGGTAGACGACGATACTCTGGAGCCCATCACCAGCATCGACCTGTTGATAGATCCGCAGGAGCAAGTGACCGATGAGATCACGCGCATCACCGGGATCACCAACGACATGGTTCGAGGCAAGGGTTCATTCGCTTCGCACTTCAAATCAATCCAGAGTTTCTGGTTCGGAGATAGGGTCACCGTTGGCCACAACGTCAACTTCGACAAGGACATGCTCGAATTAGATCTTCGTAGGCTTGGCAAGGTGACAACGTTCCCTTGGCCGCTGGGGTGGCTATGCACTGTGGAGCTGACAGAGCATTACAAGGGCCGCAGGATGAAGCTTATTGACCTTCATGAGTACCTCTTTGGCGAGAGGTTTGACTCTGCGCATAGGGCCAAGTCAGACGTTGAAGCTACTCATCGTTGTTTGGTGGAGATAAAAAAGAGAGGAGACTTGCCGGAGCTTCAATAGAAATAGCGTGCTTGTGCTTCCCATCCGGGACAAGAGGTTTAAGGGGTCTATACTGCCCTCAGGGAGACGACAATGAGAATAAGAACTGGATATTCATTCAGGGTTGCCTATGGCTTTTTAGCCGACACAATCAGCAGGATAGATACCCCCTACGCGCCAATCACCGACAGAGCCTCTACCTACGCATTCAATCAGTGGACTAAGCTCTGCAAGGAGAGAGGCCTCAAACCTATATACGGCCTTGAGATTGCGGTGACCGACTCACCTAATGCCAAGTCTATGAATCTCAATCACGTCACGCTAATCGCGACTACAGAGTTGGCCCCCCTCAACCGCGCGCTAGAGCTTGCGTTCAGCAAGATGAGATACGAGCCGCTGCTGACCTATGAGGATCTCAATCAAATAGATCCGAGCATCAAGATCATCCTTGGACGTCGGGTTGATCCTTCCCTGCTCGACCCCAACCGCGAATACTACTACGCTGATTGCCCGTCCACAATACCGTTCATGCGGGCCCAAGCCGCAATACACGGCTGGAAGCCTATCGCCACTTCGGACAACATGTACCCTGCGCCGGAAGACAAGAGCGCGTATCAGCTGATGATGGGGCGGGGGGCATCGGACCAGACTTGGCCTCAACATATCATGACCACAGAGGAGCTGTCCCTTGTCGCCTCAAAGGAAGCCATGGACAATAGGGAAGCCCTTGCGGAGTTGTGCACCGCGACAATGCTGCAGGGGGCGCTAGTCAAGCCAAAGACCGATATGGACGTTGAGCAGTGGTGTGCGTACGGAGCCGCCAAGATGGGATTGGACATCACTGACCCGGAGTATGCTGCGCGGCTGGAGCGCGAACTAGGCGTGATCAACCAGCTTGGCTTCCAAGACTACTTCCTTATCATCGCAGATTTGATCCGCTACGCCAAGACCGTTATGTTTGTTGGTCCCGCCCGAGGCTCCTCGTGTGGCTCGCTCGTCTGTTATCTAATGGGAATCACGACAGTGGACCCAATCCTGCACAAGCTGCTGTTCGAGCGGTTCTTGGATCCTGGTCGTACGGACCTTCCGGATATTGACATTGACTTCAGCGACCAGAACCGTCACAAGGTGTTTGAGTACCTCGGAGATAAGTACGGACGAGATCACGTAGCCAAGCTTGGCACCGTATCCTTTATGCGGGAGCGCATGCTAGCCAAAGAGATCTCCGGCGCTATGAACATACCTCTATTCAAATTCGAATCAGCCATCCAGAACGTTGAAAAGAATGAAGGCAATACCACATTCCAGAGCGTGCTCCATAACACCTCAGATGGCGCTAAGCTGCTCAGGGAGCATCCCGAGCTGGCAGTGGTCGGAAGGCTTGAGGGCCACCCTAGGCACCACTCTACTCACGCGGCTGGCGTCGTCGTCACCGATAGACCAATCAGCGACTATGTAGCTGTGGACGCTAGATCCAATACCGCAGAGATAGATAAGAAGGACGCCGAGGATCTCGGCATGCTCAAGATTGACGCGTTGGGATTGAAGCAGCTATCGGTGTTTGAGGATTGCCTCGCTCTGATTGGCAAGAGTAATGAGTGGTTGATTGATCGGCCACTCGACGATCCGCTAGCGTTTGCGGTACTCAACAATAAGCTATTCTCCGGCGTGTTCCAATACAACGGTAGATCGTTGCAGATGGTGTCGAGCTCATTCCACATTGAGGAATTCGAGGACATGGTTGCGACCACTGCTCTCGCTCGACCCGGCCCGCTTGGCGCTGGAGGCACCGACAAGTGGATTGCCGTGAGGACCGGACGCAATCCGACATTGATAGAGCATGAGGCCTTTGAGCCAATCCTCGCAAGGACAAAAGGCATCGTCCTATACCAAGAGCAGGTCATGGAGGCTGGCAGGCAAATCGGCGGGATGAGTTGGGAGCGCGTGACCAAGCTGCGGAAGGCTGTGCAGTATTTCGGTGGCGCTAAAGGCATGGAGGAGTTCCGTGCTGAGTTCCTAGCTGGGGCCAACGAGAGATCAATCCCAGAGGACGTATCAATGCGATTCTGGGACGACCTGCTTACCTATGGTTCGTACGCGTTCAACAGGTCGCACGCTGTGGCCTACTCAATGATCTCCTATTGGTGCTGCTATCTCAAAGCTCACCACTCACTGGAGTACGCTGCGGCAATGCTCAACCATGAAGCCAAGCCGGAGCGCCAGAGGATGATGCTCCGGGAGATGAGAGATGAGGGCATAGCCTATGTCCCGGTTGATGCAGAATTGTCCGGGATGAAGTGGCAGGTCACCGACAAGGGATTGGTCGGGCCGCTGACCATAGTCAAAGGGCTTGGCCTTCGCACAGCCCAAGAGTTCCTACGCCAAAGGGAACGCGGGGGGGATTTGCCTAAGCGGGCTTTGAAATTGATCTCATCCCCCTCCACTGCGCTTGATAGCCTCAATCCGGTGACCGAGGGCATAGCCAAGAATCACCCCGATTTGACCGCCATCAACATCTTCTCTGCTCCAACGCTTATTGATGAGCTTGGTGCGGACGCAAGGAGAGATCTGTTGTTGATGGGTAGATTAATCAAGGCCACCCCCCGCAAGGATGAGAAGACAGGTAAGACGAAGATGACCGCGTTGCTGGAGGACGATACTGGGGACATCAAGATCTTCTTCAATCCACGCAAGTACGAAGAGTTCGGAGTCAAGATGCTTGACTCCGGTCGCGTAGGTAAGACCCTGTGGGCGGTCAAAGGTTCTACTCCCGATGGAGGTGGTATTGTGTTCGTGGACATGGTCCGCTTCCTTGGGGAGTTTGAGGAATGAGCAGTCCGAGCCAGATCAGCCCAATCCAGGATAGCCAAGCCGCAAAAGACTATCTCGCTAGGATCAACGCTCAATTCAGAAGCATCTTCAGCGCCTCTGTTGTTGTCGAATCCCTAGGCTACGAAAAAGAGACAGCCAACATTAGGTTCGATAGGCAGGGCAACGTTAAGGCTCCGGGAGATCTTGCGCCCACCGAGGAAGAGGCCAAGGCAATAATCCTGGAAGTCTCTGCGATGCAATTCCCGCATCAGGTGACGCTGGGTGCACTTCCCAACTCCGGCCTTCCGCCAATCATCAAGGATGCCCACAGCTCCGACCTGTACATATTCCGGACGCCCAAGAAGCAGATCAGATTCATTCAGGTCCGGGTCCAATTGGAGAACGGCGATAAGAGATACGTGCCGCAGACCTATTGGTCGGACGGATTGTGGCGCGCGGCTGAGCCGGAAGATGGCCTACCGATCTACAATGTTGACTTGGCATACAAGGGCGCAAGGGTATTCCTGCACGAGGGTGCAAAGGCTGCGCGTAGGGCCCAAGAGCTGGCAGAGGAAGGCAACCATCCCTGGAGCTCCTACTTGGCCACTGGCGTGCACCTAGGGTGGATAGGAGGAGCCCACCACCTAGGCCGCAACAGATGGTCAGAGCTCACCAATGCCGCCGGAGAGGTAATCATAATACCGGACAACGACTTCATTGGTTCCTACAGCGTAGCAAAGATTGCGGAGCGGTTCCGTTGTCCTACGTACTTCATACAGCTTGATGCTCGCTGGCCAAAGGCTTGGGACGTCGCCGACCCGATGCCAGACTCATTCTTCTCCTCGGACAACCTGTACCAAGGGCCGGAGCTGGACGACCTTATGCAATGCTGCAATAGGGCGACAGAGGAGCTTGGCGAGGTCAGGGGTAGGCAGGTATTCGCGGTCAGGGAAGAGTTCGCCGCCAACTGGGTGCGCATCCAGAACCTGCGCCACTACGCCAACTTGGCCAAGCCAGAGATCACCTTGGACAAGGAGCAGTTCAACATTCTGGTCCGGCCCTATAGCGACGTAGCGGATACCGCTGCACTGCTGGCCAAGGTATCCGGCAACATCTGCGATAAGGTAACGTTCATGCCCAACCTGCCTCCAGGCATGGTATCTGTTGATGGCGACCTTTGCCTCAACCAATACATAGACCGCAGGATCAAGCCTCTCAAAGGCGGAGACACCTCTGCTTTCTGGGAGTTCTTGGATTACCTGATCCCGTCGCCAGAGGAGCGGCACCAAGTCGTAAGGTGGATGGCCACGCTGTACGCTAAGCCAGAAGTGCGCATCGGCTACGGCCTGCTGCTGCTGAGCAAAATGCATGGCGTCGGCAAGTCGGCACTTCTGGATATGATCGCTGCGCTAGTCGGTAAGCGGCACACTAGCTTCCCGGGAGACGCTATGGTGCAATCCGACTTCAACGGCTGGGTGGTCAATAAGAGATTGGTCGTGGTCCACGAGATCTACGCTGGGCAGAATTGGAAGACCTACAACAGACTCAAGAGCCTCATCACCGACGAATACCTGGAGGCCAACAACAAGCACATGGTCAACTATACCCTGCCCAACTGGAGTCACTATGCGGCTGCGTCGAACTCGCTGGAGGCTCTGCGGATCGAGCACGACGACAGGCGGTGGTACGTGCCTAGGCTGTCCAACTGGTTGTACCACGACTACGACGGGTTGTACCGCTTCATCAAGTCCGGGGGGTTGAGATATCTGGCCAGAGAGCTTCTTGCGCTTGACGACTTCATTAAGCCGGGAGAGCATGCCCCCCGGACGCAGGCCAAGTCTGACCTGATCGAGCAGTCGATGCCAGCCGACGAACGCATGGTCCTGATGCTGTGCGAGCGGCTCGAGAGCGGATGCTGCATCGACGCCAAGGACATCTGGTTGTGGTTGCAGAGCGAGATCAAGGGTCGAGCATACGTCACGCCTCAGCGCATCGGTTCGCTGCTCACCGAGCAGGGCTACCACGTCGAGCCACAGCGGACCATCGGGTCCAGAGACCGCCGGATGGTATGGAAGTCCACTGCCGAACGTGAGTCGGTGCTGTCCAACGTTGGAGCCGAAGAAGTCGATGCCAAGACGCTTGGCAGGTTGCGCGAACCAGCGCATACATTCAGCGGCGATTCAACCATGTAACGGGTTGCATCTTAGCGCCACAAATTTGGCCCTTAACTGGCAAGTCTGTTCTCGTGGGGAAAGCTACTCAAACTATTGACTTGTGGTTTCCCTTAAATTACATGCACTTACGACCCAGTGAAAATACTTCATGAAATTTGTTAATAGTACGTGCCTTCTGCGCTTGGACGAGAGATAGTACCTTATCGCCGACGGCGGTACGGGCCGGGTCCCCCAAGCATAAGGATCCCTCTGACTGGTAGGTCTGAGTAGTTGGCCCGATGGCACTTGATCCTCGCAACTCCCCAGCTCTGGTTTCCAGCAGAGAAGGCACCCCGAGAAGGGGACCACGAGCCGCCCACCCAAGGGCAGGGCGGCTTCTGACTACCTTCTTTTAAAACAAAACCCCAGGAGACGATCCGATGACCAACCAACCCAACCAGACCCGCTCGAACGAAGAAGCACAGGCGATCACGATGATGAAAGAAGTTCGCCGCCAAGCGAATTGCGCCTCGGACATCATGGTGGCGAACGTATTCACGATGATGTGGACATCGTCCATCTCTGCTGCCAAGGTCGTAGCGATCACAGCAACGGTCTACGACTGGTACAACGTCAACGACGGCATCCAAGCTTCCTTGACCCGCTTGACCCGCAAGAAAGTCCTGCGCAGCCGGATGGTATCCGGCAAGCGCCTCTACGAGATCAACTACTGAATCCCGAACCTAGGAGACGATCCAATGACCAAAGTAACCGTAGACCATTCCGCCCACATAGCCTCTCACGGCAGACCCGCCAAGGGTAAGGGGTCCTGGGTGTTCGCAGCGACCCGCGATGCCGACGTGGACGACATGGTGTTCTGCGACTTCGGGACCGTGGCGCAGTGCGCTAAGTTCGCCGCAGAGAAGCTGGGAGTGAAGGTAGTCTTCGCCCAGCCTTGATCCAACCACCCCCCGTCACAAGGCGGGGGGCAACCAACCTCAGGAGACGATCCAATGACCAACCTCATCCACCACGAAGACACCTTCCATCAAGCCAGCCTGTTCAATCTGGAGATCAAGGACCGCCATGGCGACCTCCGCAACCTGACCTGCTACGCCCACGACGGCAGAGGCTACGAGGACTGCCAGCCTTTCATCAACAAGCGTCCTTCGATGATACAGGACGTCTACAGCGACGAAGACCGGGCGACCAGCACCCGCCTTGCAACCGAAGAGCCAGTGCGCCACGGCGACATTGTAACGCTCAGCGGCAAGTCCTACCGCGTCCACGTGAATGGCAACTACAGCGACGCAGCCAAGCTGATCGACGTTTGAACCAAACCACCCCCCGTCGCAAGGCGGGGGGCAACCAACCTCAGGAGACGATCCGATGACCAAGCTGAAGAAAATCAATACAACAGAGACATTCGATGGCCTCTTGGATTCTGGCCGGAGCATGAAAGAGAACAACGACTGCGCGGTCAGGGCTGTAGCCGCAGCCTGCGACAAGCCCTACGCTGAGGTGCGGGAGTACATGAACTCTAATGGCCGCAAGCACGGCAAGGATACGGCCATAGCGCTGACTTACCGTGCGGTCAAATTCTTTGGGTACAAGACTGTGAAGGTTGAGATCCAAGATATTATTAATAAGTTCCCGAGGCCGCACTGCGACGTCTTGAAGAACTTTACTAGCCACCACCCTCGGCGGTTCCCTGGATGCCTGGACGAGAACAAGGTTTACCTGATCTGGTTCAGCGGCCACATCGCGGCATTCAAAGGTGGCGAGCTGCACGACTGGGCCATCAACAGATCTCTCCGGGCGCAATTCATTGATGAGGTCGTCAAGGATGACGCCAGCGCGCCAATGACGATTCTGACATAACAACATTCAGATAATTATTGTATGCTTCTGCGCCAATGCTGGAGCATACAATTTATACCCAGGAGACGAAACCATGGAAATCAAATCAAGTACTAATCCTGATCGGCCTTGGACAACTGATTGGACCCTCGACCTCGGTCCGGAGTTGTTCGCCAAGTTCAAGACCTTCACTCAGCTGATGGCTGAGGACCTATACAATAGGTTCTACTCCCCATTGTACTCTTGCCCTGCCATGGCAGAGATAAACGATGAGGCGGGTTACGGCTGGGCCTATGTTGGCCGCGATGAGGAGCTTGGCCTCTCCTATAACGATGCCACTCAAATCATAACGTTGTCAATCGACAATGAACCCGACGATGAGTTTGATCGGATGGACCCAGAGCACGAGGAGTGGTCAACCTCATCTCCAATGCAATGGCTCAAGGTCGCGGACTTCTTGAAGATGGTCATCGACGCGGAGGACCTATCAAAGCTCGCAATGTACGACCCAATCGGGACTGCCAAGATACGCGCCGCGTATGCTTCAATTCAATGAACCAACCCCCCTGCCAAGAGGCGGGGGGCAATCAACCTCAGGAGACAAAGCTATGAATACTCAGACAATGAATCGCACTCCCATTTTCCGCACCGGAGA